TTTCAATCGGTGTGGATAGCAAAAAAAGATTCGCATTTGATACGAGAGAGCGGATTTATTGACTTTCCGTATGTCGTCGGAAGGTTTTATAAGGACTCCAGCGACCCGTTTGGGTTCTCTCCTGCTATGGACGCTTTTCCCGATATAACCGGAGTCAACGCGCAAAAGAAAACTTTGATTAAGGCGGGGATGAAACACGCGGCGCCGGCGTATGATGCGCCTTCCTCAGGGTATCTCATGCCGCTGAATTTCAATCCGGACGCGATAAATTACCGCGACCCGAAGATGGCCCCCGACCAAATGCTGAGGGCTTTGCCGACTGGCACGGGTAATTTGCCTATAACTTACGAGATCATCAAAGGCGTACAAGACGAGATAAAAGACCATTTTTTTGTGCCCGTATTCCAGTCGCTGTCAATGGTTACCAAGCAAATGACAGTACCCGAAGTTCAAAAAAGAATGTCCGAATCTATGGCGTTATTAGGCGGTGTAGTCGGAAGGTTTACCAATGAAGTCCACTCCCCGCTTATCATACGGCTATTCAATCTTATGTACCGAAATAAAATGTTAGCGGAGATGCCTGCTATCTTGCAGGGAAAACAATTCAGGGTTATTTATCTTTCCCCATTAGCTAAAGCGCAGAGAGAATCCTCGCTGTACTCATTGGATAATTTCCTTACGCGAGTGGGGCAGATAGCCGCGGTTAAGCCGGATGCTCTGGATAAAATTGACGAAGATAAAACCATCGACGAGATAGCCAAAATAGAAGGGATAAACCCTGAAGTGATCAGGGATGATAAGTCCGTGGGCGAGATAAGAAAGCGCAGGCAGGAGGCTACCGAAATGCTTCAAAAAATACAGATGGCGCAAGGCGGGGCTGATGTAATGAAAACAGGAGCCGAGGCTAAGAAGGCCGGGGTGGAAGCGCAGGCGGCAAAACAATGATAGCTATTATCAAAACTAAAAATGCGATGCCGTTAAGCTCGCTTTGCGTTCTTGTCCTAAGGTTTATATACGAGCGCGATAAGCTGAATCTTGATGATATCCACAGGATGAAAGATTCGGTCATAGCGTGGAAGCAGAAACTCGACCTTGATTACAGCTTGAACAGGGTCAACGAAGAAGAGGAATATATCCTTGGGCGTATTGGGTATGTATTGAAATCAGAGGAAGAAGGGAAATTCGATGAGCGCAAAAAGCTCTTCAAGGATAAGGGTATAGACTGGAAAAAATTCCACAAACTTCCCGGAGCGCATACCGAATTGGATTACATAAAAGCTAACCAGGCATACGAGGAATATAAAAAACTTAATCCAGAACAGGAGGGTTTGTCGTGAACAGGGAAGATATTTCAATATTGACGATTGATTGTGTCGTAGAGTTTCCCGTTTATAAATATTGCGAGGCTTGCGGAGGAGAGGTCGAGGACAAAACGGCTGAAAAAATAAAAGCCGTTCAATATAAATTGGTATTGAAAGATGGGAGAGATATGTCTTTTACTCGGGATTATAACGAGCCTTGCGGGGTATTTTATGAGTGGATTTGCAATACGGTATTGCCCGGAATAAAAGAAAAAGTAAAAGAAAAAATAGAAGAAAATAAAATAGCGGAAATTAAGGCTTTGGAAGTAAAATTCAATCTTGATCCAGAAAAAGAAAATATTGTAGAGCAGGGCGACACTATAGTATGCCTGGAAAGCCCCAAAGACGCCCTGGGTGAAGATGTTGTTGATGGACCTGTAGCGGGAAAAGAATACCAGGTTTTGAAGGTCATTATGCGCGGCGATGCCGTAGCCGGATACGAGATAGTCGATTATAACAGCGCAGTACCCATCAGGATGTCCATAGACGTTAAGGCGAGCAAGCTTGTAAAGAAGCATATACCGGGTCCCATGCCAGAAAGAGTTTTTGAAATAATCCGAAAGTGCAAGAAATGCGGAGAGGATAACGCTCTCGTTTTAAAGGACGGTAAATATACGGGAATATGCTTTAAGTGCAAAACTCCCGCTGAAATAATCCAAGAGGATATACAGGCATGAAAAATCTTATACAGGAAAAGCTACAGACATTGACACTCGAACAGCGGAAACAATTATACCGGGATGTTTTTGAGACTGAGCAGGGCAAACTCGCTTTGGAAGATTTGAAGAACCGCAGTTATGTGAAAGTATCGATAGAACAGGAAGGAGGTGATAATAATTTATTTTCATTAGGCGCAAGGGAAGGAAGGAGACAGGTTATTCTGCATATTGAAACCATGATCGAGGAAACTAAACCAGAGGATACCGTCGCTGAGGAGTAACCGCTCCTCAAGACCGTCGCCCAAAAGGAGATAGATGGAAAATTTTATAGCGTCGTTGCCGGAAGAAGTAAAATCACAGTTTACGGCTGAGGATTTAGCCGACCCGAATATCACGAAATATACGACTTTTCCTGACTTTATCAAGGGGCACAGGAATTTAGCCCCGATGATAGCGGCCAAGGGCGTGTTATTGCCAAAAGAAGGCGATGAGGCTGACAGGGAAAGGTTCATATCAGATTTAAGTAAGGCGGGTTTCGGCAGGCCCGAAAAGGTTGACGGGTATAAACTCTCTGAAATTAAAGACCTTCATCCCGGCATAAAGATTACACCTGAGTCGCAGAAAGCATATTTTGAAATAGCTCATAAACTTGGGATATCCACAGCGCAAGCTGACGGATTAAACCAATGGTATTTAGGGAATATGAGCACCCTGATGAAAAGCAAAGAGGCCGCTGAATTAGCCGAAGGGGCGGCTGCCGAGACAAAATTAAGGAACGAATTGGGAGAAAAGTACGATCCGTTTATTGCGAAGATAACCAACTTTGTTAAGCTTGCCGGAGGGGATGAAGCTCTGAAACTTTTTGCCGATAAGGGAATAGGAAGAAATCCCACGCTCTTAAAAGTCTTGGGAAAAGCTGTTGAGGGATTGTCTGAGGATACGATAAATAAGCTCGGTTCGGGCGGACAGACCAATGCCCTTGATGACGCAAAGGCAAAGATAGAAGCCATGAACCGCGATCCTAAGCATCCCGTAAACGATACGAACCATGTTGACCACGATAAGGCCGTAAAAGAACGCATGGAACTTTATAAGATTGCCTATCCTCAGGAGAAAGCATAATGGCTGCCTTTCTCAATGATTTGTCGGCAAAAGAAATTGTTGAGCTCAGGTTGAAATGCCTTGAGCCTATATACTTAACGGCTTCCCGGCACTCGATGGAAAAAGACGAGGTTATCGAATTCGGGGAGAAAGCATGGACGTTCGCCGTAAAGCTACTCGGGAAAGAGTCCAAATCTAAACCCGCTTAAGCGGCAGAGATGGATATCAACCGACCTTTTATGCGAACAAGGCGGTAAAGAGGAAAGGGACACCCCTTGAATACAGGGCCCCAAAATATGGCAGACCCTTTTTGGATACTCTGCTTGTTGGTGAGTAATCTATAATCTAAAAAGGAGATAAAATGGGAACCCCTGATTATGCTTTTGTAAAACAGTATCAGGACTCCATAACTATGCTGGCGCAGCAGATGACGCCTCTTTTGCGCCCGGCCGTTATGGTAGATACAAACTTCAAGGGAGAGGCGAAGTTCTACGAACAGTACGCATCAGATGAATTGGTTGAGCTGACTACGAGGTACCAGGATACGCCTGTTCAGCTTCCTGACCATAGAAGGCGCAAGGTTACCCCGCGTTATTTTGTGGGCAATACGCTTGAAGACCCGGCAGATGCCCTGCAGATGCTCATAGACCCCAAGTCTACGTACATGCAGGCAAAACAGGCCGCAGCGGGCCGTAAGTTCGACGATCTCGTGATTGCGGCTATCGGAGGTACGGCTTATATAGGCAAAGAAGGCACTACCACGCAGGCATTCTCTACGACCAACTTGGTTCCGGTAGCGGCTTCCGGCATGACAAAAAACAAGATACTACGCGCCAAGAGGTTCTTGGATGCAGGCCAGGTCGAAAAAGAAGACAGGTTTATGCTGCACGGTTCAGCGCAGATGGAAGACCTGTTAAAGACCACTGAACCTGCGTCGATCGATTTCAATGTCGTCCGTCCCTTAGTGGAGGGCACGATAACGAAATGGGTCGGTTTTGAATGGATAGGGACCGAAAGGCTCCTTTCTGACGGCGGAACCCCGGCAACGCGGTACTGCTATGCCTTCCAGAAGAAAGGTTTGCAGGCGGCCATCCAGAAGGAACCCGAAGGCCGTGTCACAGAAAGGCCGGACAAAAACTACGCATGGCAGGTGTATCTGCGTATGTGTATGGGCGCGACAAGGCTCGAAGAAGAGCGTTGCGTCAAGATATCCTGCTTGGAAACGGCGTAAACTGAACAAATAGAAAGGAGTAAAAAATGGCTGTAAAAGATGTTGTTGGAGTAAACAGGACCCTCTTTGCTGCGGGCGGCCTTTCCGTGTTAGGCCACGGACTTACCGACGCGAGGGTAAAATGCATGGTAGATACCTATGTCGCAGACGCAACGGAGGACGCAGGGTCTACCATAAAGCTTTTCCCTGACCTTCCGAAAGGCGCGAGAGTACTGCTTATAGTACTGGCGGCTTCAGTAGCGCAGGCAGCCTTGACCTTCGCTTTGGGCGATGGTGATTCAGCGGATCGTTACGTTACTGCCGGAGCTACAGGTTTACAGACCGCGCTTACGCCTGTTGTTGCCGGCGGAGCGGGTTATGTTATCGGCACGGCAGATAATGATGAGTACATACTTCTCACCACGGCCGTCGCTACGATGACAGCAGGCACGATCACGGCGTATTGTTTCTACACTCAGGACTAAGGGAGGAGATAATGAAAAAACTGCTGGTTATAATAGCGGTTGCGTTCGCGCTCCTTCCTTCCGCGGTATTCGGCTCTGTCGGGTATTTATCCAACGGAGTTGATACGGGGACGATTACCGATATGGATTTAATCGGTCCGTCTACCGGGCAGGTATTCGACGGCTCAAGGCTCACTCTTTACCAGACTGGGCCCTTCTCCGGAGTATCGACAATAGCTTCGACTGTCTCCAAGCTGAATTCAGCCAATCTTTCTTTTGGCATATTGAATCTCCAGGGAGCGTCAAAGACTTTTTCGATAGATGCCGGGTTGTATAATGGGCAGGAGATTACCATGATAAAAAGCGAGTTTGATGCGAATGTATTAAAACTCGACTTTTCTATCGACGCGGTGGGTTCGAGAACAGCACACACCGGGTTTTCTACCGTTACCTGGAGTACTGCTCCGGGCGGGTTTATTACCTTAACCTGGATAGACTCGACAGTAGGTTGGATATTGTCGGGTGCGAGTCCTACAGGGGTAACGATAGTTTACTAAAAGGAGATAAGGGGGCGGGTCGAAAGGCTCGCCCCCGCGCAGAATGAAAAAGATAATTTCATATGCAGTCGGGGCAATAGTAGCTATCCAGGCGCTCGCTCCGCCGTTTGAATTTAATATCTATTTTCTTAATAGTCCGCTATGGTTTACGTGGACATTCCTGTTCTGCGGATTTCTTTCATTTATTTTTATATTTACGCAGGCAAATATCTGGCTTAAAATCCTTATCCCGTATTTATTCGTGAATACGTTCTTTTCCGCTATGCCGCATTTTTCTATGACTTCATTCTTTGGGGTTACTGCCTGCGCTTATTTTTATCTGTTATGTAAAAAAATAGAGGATTGGGAGACTGTAATAAAAATAATTTTTTGCGTACTTATGGTGCAGCTCCTTCTCATAAACCTGCGGGGAGTCGGTAAAGATACCCTGTTTAATTTCGGCGGGAAAACGGGGTGCGCCGGGTCTGTCGGTAATATCATGCAGCTTAAAACGCTGATAATACTGTGTTTTGCTTTTATTATATCCGCAGGCAAGCCTAAATTCCTTGCCAAGTTCCCTATCGCGGTATCCGTGTTCATAATTTCCAGTTTGATCTGCTATGTGGCGGCAAACAAGTCATTTCATTATTTTTTGTATGCCCGAGGACCCGTTTGGCTCCAGACCTTCGCGTTATCAAATAACCATCCTTTTATCGGGCACGGATTAGGTACATTCCAGGTCTTGTTTCCCATCTTAGGGCACGGGCATTTCCAGGCTGAGGGTATATGGATGTCTCCTCATAATTTCTGGTTAAGGATACTTTTTGAGGCGGGAAGTTTGGGCCTTGCTTGCATATTGGGATATATGGGCGCTTTATTTCTTCGGTGCAGGGGCTTGACATTGCTTGCCGCGGGAATGGTCTGTCTTACTCTGGCAATACATTTTCCCGAGTCTCAAAGTTCAGCTGTGCCCATGCTCGTATTATTTTGCGCATCCATAGAAAAGGAGAAGTATCAATGGCGACTTCAAAAATAAAAATAGCCAATCTTGCCCTTGTAAAAATAGGGGGAAAAAGGATATCGTCTTTTGATGAAGATAGCGCATTTGCTCGCGCCGTTAAAGAGGTTTACGATGACGCGAGAGACGATGTATTGGCCGAGCATATGTGGACGTTTGCGCAGAAACGGGCTGTATTGGTCCAATCAGCCATTATCCCCGTCATGACAGAGGATGGAATGTCTATCGTTTACACTCCACCCACAGATTTGATAAAGGTAAACTTTGTAAACATAAAAGGAGCGGTTTATCGGATAGAGGAAAATGGCATATTGTCCAATACGGAAGGGTTAAAAATAATTTACACCTATCGTAATGATAATCCTATTACTTATTTTTCAAAGTTCACGTCAGCTTTCGTATGTAAACTCGCTTACGATTTATGCTTCTGTATCACGGAATCCAAGTCTAAAGCGGAAAGTCTCCTGGAGGAATATGAGAAAATACGATTGCCGCGGGCTATTGCCGCAGACTCGCAGCAGGGCACTCCGATGGCTCCTCAGCAGGATGAATGGCTATTGGCACGTCAATCGGGGTCGCAATACGGTTCCACCGGCGAAACCTGGCATCCGTCATGGGAGTAGATAATGCCTAAAAGTTCCGACATACAAAGCAATTTTACGGGAGGGTGCATCTCGCCTCGCGCCCTGGGCCGGTTCGATCTGGCGAAGTATTCTAATTCCGTAAAGGTTTTGTATAATTTTTTGATATATCAGCTTGGTGGAGCCTTGTCAAAACCCGGGCAGATTTATGCCGCTGAAACAAAATCAGGCAAAGTCTATCTTACGGAATTTTCATATTCTACCGAGCAAACCTATGTCCTTGAAATGGGAAACCTGTATTTCAGGTTTTACGCCAATCAGGGAAGGCTTGAGTCAGGCGGGGTCGCGATAGAAGTTGCTACTCCTTATTTAATAGAAGATATACTTACCCTCCAGTTTTCACAAGATGCGGATACTATGTATATAACCCATCCATCTTATGCCCCGAGAAAATTACAGAGGACATCGGCCACAGCTTTTACATTGACAAGAGCGCCATTTGTCCGTGGGCCATTTCTTGACACGAACATAGGAAATGTTATGATAACTCCTTCGGCTGATACTGGCGCAGTAACCTTGACAGCGACCATACCGGCATGGGGAGTGTCTACCGTATACGTTGTCGGGAGTTTTGCTACAAATGGAGGAATTACTTATCGCTCTATTCTTACCCATACATCCGATGCTGCGGCTTTTGCGACAGATTTGGCTTTAGGATATTGGGTTGCGGAAGATTTCTTTAAGGCCGAACACGTAGAGGATGGCGGGTCTTTATGGCGGATTAAAAGCGGGGTAGTTAAAGTTACTGCGTATACAAGCGGGACGGTAGTGACAGGAACGGTTCAGGCTGAAGAAACCGGCGTTGCGGGAGATCTCGCTACCGGCCCGGCGGCAACGGATGATTGGGCTGAAGGCGCGTTTTCAGGATACCGAGGATGGCCATCATGCGTCGCCTTTCATGACAGGAGATTATATTACGGGAATACCGTTTTTGAACCCGAGACATTTTTCGGTTCTTGCTTAAACGCTTACGATAACTATAATGCAGGCACATCCGCTGATGATGAGGCTATAATTTTTGAGATAGCTTCCACAAAAGTTAATGCAATAACTTGGCTGTTATCCGGCAGGTCAAGTTTACAGATAGGCACAACAGAGGGGACGCTTTCGGCGTCAGGGACTTCCGGAGGGGTGATTACTCCTACGGATATAAATATCACTATAGATAAGAGTTCTCCCTGCTCTTCATTAAGCCCGCAAAATGTAGCAAGTTATCTTTATTATGTCCAAAACAATAAATTTCAGGTCAGGGAGCTTATTTATAATTATCTCATAGATTCCCGCGAAGCCGAGGACATGAACCTTTTAGCCGACCATATATTAAGAGACGGCGGCGGCGCGGCACAAATGGCCCTACAATCTTCTCCAAATAATCGTTTATGGCTGGTGTTAAACGATGGGACCATCGCGGTTTTGACCAGGAACCCCAAACAGGAAGTAATGGGATGGTCAAAGTTGAGGACCGGAAAGGACAGCAAAGGCAACGGTTATTATGAAAGCATTTGTATTATAAAGAAACCCGGAGCCGACGATGAGATATGGGTTTCGGTAAAAAGAAATATAAACGGGGTGGAAAAACGCTTTATCGAGTACTTTGCCCCTGAGTATTTTGATGATGATTGGGACGCTAACTGCCTTGACGCTTCCCTTACTTATGACCAACCGAAGATAATAACCGGGGCGACAAATGCAAGCCCTGTTGTCATAACATCGGCTTTACATGGATTTGTAAACGGCGACCAGGTAAAAATAGACAATGTTGAAGGCATGACTGAATTAAACGGATATTTCTTTTTGATAAAAAATGCGACCGCGAATACTTTCGAGCTTACAGATCTGGCTGGCGTCAATATAGACGGTTCCGATTATGGCAATTACCTTTCAGGCGGAGAGGTGAGGAAAATGGTCGAAACAATATCAGGGCTTGACCATTTTAACGGGGAGACTGTATGCGTCCAACTTGACGGGGGAATACCTACCCGGCAGCAGACGTATGTAGTTGCCGCAGGCTCTATAACCTTAAGCCAAAAATTTGCGGTTGCCCACGTTGGGTTATTTGAGGAAAGCAAGATTGTATTCCTGAAATTAAATAGCGGGGCCTATAGTTCAGGACAGGGAAAGAACAGGAGAGTTTATTTAAGCACGATAAGAGTTCATCGCTCGCTCGGAATGAAGATAGGCCAAGATGAAGATAATCTAAGCACGGTGTTTTTCGGTAAGATAAACAACGAGCTCGGGCGTGCGCCGGCTCTTTATTCGGGAGATCTTCCGGAAACATTTGATTCGTGGTGGTCGAAAGACGCGGAAATAGTCATTAAGCAGACGCTTCCCTTGCCATTGATGATATTGTCAGTTATATTCAAAAGTGAGACGGAGGAGAAATAATGGGCTGGACACCTTCTGCGAGCGATCTTGCGGTTGTAGGCGCTATAGGAGATATTACAAGCGCTTTCGGACAATCCCAGGAAGGAGAGCAAAAAAGTGAGGCATATGATTATAACGCCAATATATTAGAGCAGAATGCCGCGACAGCCAGGGCTAAAGGTGAATTGCAGGAATACCAGAAAAGAAAAGAAATACGCTCTGTCATAGGCAAACAGGCCGCGGGATACGCGAGTGCAGGAGTGACCATGAGAGGCTCACCTGTTGATGTCATGGTAGAATCTTTATCTAATGCTTATTTTGACATAGCCATAGACAAGTACAATACCGAAGTCGCGGCCCGAGGATATGAGAACCAGGCAAAATTGCAGCGTTATTATGGCGAGCAGACTAAGAAAGCCGCAAAAACCTCGTCAGCGATAAGCCTTTTAAAAACGGTGTCAAGCGTAAGTTCAAAGTTTGCTACGGCAGGAAATAGCGGGAAAAAAACTACAATAGGCGAGGGCAATTCGTCGTATTCGGAATTACATTAAAAGGATATTATGGCAGTTAAAGCTGATTTAAATAAAAAGGAGAACTGAAATTCCTAAGATACCTTTTATCGGGCCGACAGGGAACAATATATCTTCTGAAGGTCCTGAGCAGGAAGTAAATCCAGAAATGGCTTCGGTAGGCGGAAAGATGACTCAGGCTATCGGAGAAGGAGTGTCTTCTGCGGCAGGAATGCTTGAAAAAGCCCTATCTCTAAGCGAACAGACTAAGGCTGAGAATATCCTATCCTCAAAGATAGCTGATATCGAATCCCGCGCCGCCAAAGATAACGACCTGTCCTCTGCGAATAGGTTGAAGTATTCCGAAGAAGTCGATATGGCCATAAACAATTCTTCCTCGGAGATATCCATTCCGGCAGAAAAAGATTTGTTTATGTCCAGGGCACAGAATAAGGCGGTCATGTCAAGGGTAAAACTGGATACTCTTTTCAATAAAAAGCTTATCGACCGTGGTAAAGCCGAACTTAATACATTCCTTGAAAGCAAACGCCAGCAGTATATTACAAGCATCAATATGGGAGAAAAGGAACAGGCAATACTCGAAAGGGACGCTAAACTTGACGCTATGGCTGACGCGGGATTCCTTACATACGAAGAAGCCACAAATTATAAGGTTAAACTCAATAAGGAATGGAACGAGCAGCATGTTGATTATGATGTTTCAAATAACCCCGAGTGGGCTTTGCAGGAACTCCAGAAGGGAGAACAGGGCTTTTACAGGGGAATATCTCCCGATGTGAGAGCTAAAGGCGCTTCCGATGCAAAAGCAAAGATTAGGAAAAATCAGATTTTATTTCAGTTCCAAGATAATCAGGATAAGGACAAAAACGAAGCCCAAATGCTTATCGATTCGATAGACGGTAAGCTCTCCAAAGATCAGATAAAAAATTCTCTTATTACAGGGGGTATAAGAAGGCCGTTCGCTGAAAAGATGTTTAAGCAGGTGCTCGCAGACCCTAATCCTAAAACGAATAATGAAACCTATATTAAGGTCAGGGCTATGGAGCTCAACAACGCCCCTGTCTCTGAAATAACACAGACTATACTTGATAACAATGATAAATTAAGCAACGAAGACAAGAGGCGGTTAATTGACCATGCTTTCAGCAAGGCTGATATAAAAGAGAAGGATAAAATAAGTTATAATGCAGCCGCTTTAAGAATATGGTCTGTAAAGAACTTGGGAGATTTTACTAAGGGCAAGGACCTGTCTGCGGATGTTGTTTATGAGTTTCATCGTAGAGTAGACCAGGAAAAAGCGCAAGGGAACAGGGTGGATGAAATAGCCCAGGAAGTCATTAAGGATAAAATAAAGGAATATTATCCTTCAACTGCGGTTATGTCCGATGTGCCTAATTTTATTGCAGAAAAAAATAGCATTAAAAAAATATATGAGAAAAACAGTAAATTAAAAGGCAAAGCCCCCTCTCCAGGGCCGTCTGTTATTACTGGCGGATCCGGGATAGACTTTGATGATTTATAATGCCGATACCCGTAGGAATTGAAGAGCAATCAACAGGGCAGTCCATATATCTTGAAGATAAGGACAAGGTCTTGTCTTTTTCCGCGGACATGGACGAACACGATATTGGACATAAGATTCGTATTGGTGAATATAGCGAAGATCCTGTAAACTCGGGTGCAAAATATGTTATTGAGGCCGCCAAGCGCCCTCAGTCGGTATTGGGAAAATTGAAGGATTCGATATTGACAAAAGTCGGGCTTCGTCCGGATAAGGATGCGATAGGTGCGCGAGCTCTAATGGCATTGAACGAAATTGAAAGGGTAAGAACCAGCGACCTTTCCGAAGAAGAAAAGCATACTGAAATAGCTGCTGCACAAGATGACATTGACAAATATCTTTCAAGCAAAGGGATAGCTACGAAATCACAGCAAAATTACGATATGGGTACCATGCTTCTTAACTATGGAATGATGGCGACCGGATACGGCGCTATGGAGAAATTCGGCGCTTGGACATTCACGAAGGGGCTAATGAAATTTGTCGCGGCAACTGAAGGATTAAAACGCGCTGTATTTCCTGCGATAAAAGCGTCCTATACCCCCGAAGGGCAGGATTATAAATACGAACCTATTACTCTCTCTGATTTAATCGGAGTCAAGACTGAAACTCCGGAGGTCAAAATAGCCTCCGACGTGATAGAGATAGGCATGGCCGGAGGAATAGCTGTTAGCGGAAAACTCCTTCGCCAAGCGAAGATTGATACGGTAATAAATGAAGCATTGCCTTCGCTTGAAAAGCTTCTTGTTGAGAGAGGTGTTAAAATCCCAAGAGGAGGATTAACCCCTGAATTCGTAAAACAACAGGCGCAGACAAATTCGATTTTAGGCGAAGCAATAATACAGGCCGCGGATAGACTGCCTATTTATAAGGCATTCGGAAATAGGGGTGCGGTCCGTTTGCCGTCCTTTAACCCCGGAGATGAGGTAAAAATAGGCTCTGAAATGGCAAAGATCATAAAAACCGAGGGCGAGAATGTCATCCTTGAAATAGGGGGTGCGCAGGTAGTCAAGAAAATTGCGGATATAGCCCCAAAACAGCCTGAAATTAAGCCAGAAACGCCTGTTTCCGGCACGATAACGCCGGAAGGGACAAAGATACCGTTTGAAGGGGACAAGGGAAAAATAACCCCTAAAGAGGCAAAACCGTCTCTTTCCGAAGAAGTCAAGAAACAGCGCGGTTTCATTACCAGTATTCAGGAAGAAATGCCCGAGTTGAAAGTATCTGGCCAGTATATTCCAAGAAGCACGGACAAACTTGCTATCAAGGCGCGTAACCAGATAAAGGATGATATAAAGATTGCTGAGAAAATGGCACAGGGTACAGATGATAAAGCAATAGCAACAGGCGCGGAACTTTTAAAACACTATTCGATAGAAGCGGAAAAAGCAACTGATGAAACTATCAAAGATGTTTTTTATGAAAAGGCCGCGGAATTAGGCAATGATATGGCTAAACGTCTTACTGAGCTTGGTCGGTCTGTTCAAGCTGCCTCTATATTAGCCCGGCTTACCCCCGAAGGTCAGATAAGGTTTGCCGCCAAAACCATACAAAAATATAACGAGGAAATTACAAAAACCAAAGGCGGCTTATTGGGTCTAAAAAAATTGATACCCGAACTCACTCCCGAGCAGACTCGCGAGATAATAGACGCAATGCAGGAAATCCAGGAAATGCCTGACGGGGAAGCAAGGGCAATAAGGTTCAGGGATTTACAAAATTATATCTCTGATTTAGTGCCTACGCCTATTTATGATAAGATAGTTACATTGTGGAAGGCGGGATTGCTCACGGGTTTAAAGACTTCAGGAGTAAACCTATTAGCTAATTTTAGCCATGCTTTTGGGACGGAAGTTATAAAAGATGTTCCCGCGGTCATGGTAGATAGCCTCGCTTCCTTGTTTACCGGGAAGCGAACAACGACCTTTACCTTAAAAGGGGTAGAAGGTGTCAAGGAGGGCATTTCAAAAGGATGGAGATTTCTTAAGACGGGTTATGACGAAAGAAATGTTTTAACTAAACTTGATTATCAAAGAGCTAATTTTGGAAAAAGTAAGATTGGGAGGGTGTTGCAGGTTTACGAAGAAAGCGTATTTAAGCTCTTAGGTGCGGAAGACCAACCCTTTTATTATGGCGCAAAGGCGCGTTCGCTCTACGATCAGGCAGGCGCACAAGCGATAAATTCCGGATTAAAAGGTGCAAAAGCCAAAGTTTTCATAGATAACTTGGTTTCTAATCCTACGGATGAAATGCTGCTTTATGCGGTCGCAGATGCAGAAACCGCAGTGTTCCAAAATAAAACCGTCTTAAGTGAAGCGGCTGGACATTTAAGAAAAATAGCAGGAGCAGAATTCATTGTGCCGTTTACTAAGACCCCGTCCGCTGTTGCCATGCAGATATTAAATTATTCTCCTGTAGGAATAACAAAAACTATATTTCAAAACGCAGGAAAAGGAAAATTTGACCAGAGAGATTTCTCAAAAGGAACAGGCAGGGGATTAGTGGGAGTTGCTATTCTCGCGCTGGGGGCTTATCTGTTTCGGAAAGAAGTGATAACCTTAGATAGACCCGCGTCGGAAGGCGAGCGCAAGATGTGGGAACTTGAAAGCAGGAAAGCTAATTCAATAAAAGTCGGGAATAAATACAGATCGGTGCAGGTGTTGGGCCCGGCAGGAAACTTGTTGCTTATAGGAGCTCAATTCCAAAACGCTTTTAATAAAAGCGGAAGCCCGACAGAAGCGATGGCAAAAGGAACATTTGGCAGTTTAAAAGCATTTTCCGAACAAACATATTTGACTGGAATAAGCTCTGGTCTTGAAGCATTTAAGGAACCGGAAAGGATGGGAGAGTCTTTTGCGGGAGGGCTGATATCTTCCGTTATCCCAACTATAATGGCGGACATAGCGAAAGCTACTGATCCACTACAACGCAGGGCAGAAAATATTACGCAAAGGGTTATGGCAAGGGTTCCTATATTAAGCCAGGCTCTTGAGCCGCAGGTGGATATTTTAGGGGAAAGAAGGCCGAGGATGGAGAATTTCTTAGAAACGATAGCTGACCCTACAAGGCCGTCTACAGAGATAAAGGAACCAGTTACTCGTGAAATCAGGCGGCTCATTGACACGGGACAGAAAATATCTACAACGCAAGTAGGCGATAGGAAGGGATACAGGATTTTAACGCAAAAACAAAATACTGATTTATGGCAGCGGGCGGGTTCGATCGCTTACGAAAAGATAATGACTTTAATGGAAATACCTGCTTACGAAACTGCTCCCGATGATTTAAAAGCTAAAAAGGTCAATGAGATACTCGACAAGGCTAAAGTTGTTGCAAGAGCGGAGAAACTCATTGAAATTACTACGGATTTGAGTGGCGATGATCTAAAGTCTAAATTATCGGAAGCGAAAAAAGACGGGCTTTTGAACAGGGAAGTTTATAACTTATTTATAAGGATGAGATAATGGACGAAACTTTAGGTTTGATTTTTATGTTTTGGTTGATTGTAATTTATTTTAAGGACAACAATCATAGGATAAAAAAAAGGAGCTAAAATGACCGTTCCAATAAATGACCGCAAAATAATTCATGTGGGAACTGGCGCCTGGAGTGTTGCCACTTATGATTTTAAGATTTACGCTGATACCGAACTGTCTGTATATGAATACGTCATAGCAACCGGCGTAGCAACCCTGCTTACAATATCTACGGATTATACCGTTTCTGGTGTGGGTGTCGCTACTGGAGGTACCGTGACCCTTGTTGCAGGCAATCTTCCTGCCACGAAGAAACTTATTATCATAGGCGCGGTTCCCTTAACACAAGAAATAGATTTTGAGAATAACGAAAAGACCGACGAAGGAGTTTTTGAAGAAGGCAGCGATAGGGCGATCATGCTCTTGCAACAGTTAAAAGACGAAATAGGGCGCTCAATAAGACAGGATATTGCGGGAAGCCTGGATTTAATACTTCCGCAGCCGGTAGCTGATAAATTTTTGGGATGGAATGGTACGGGCACGGGCATCATAAATAAGGACTCGGCTGAGGGCGGGAGCTCGGGCCCCGCAGGACCCGCCGGAGCCGCAGGACCCGCTGGAGCCGCGGGCGCTGCGGGAGCAGACGGAGCGGGAAAACACGTTATTTCACG